AGTCGATTCACCATTGTGGATCGGGATATTGAGTATCCGGCCAGTTGGCCGTCGCTTCGGCGAACGTAGGGACTAGCAGTAGGATAGAGCTGCTGGCCTCTATGGGAGAAAAAGACGGGGCGTGCGCGTCGTTTACAGACACTACAAAAATGTTCGTCGGGAGGCGATTATGGAACTCAGAGACCATCAAGTAAAAGCGATCGAAATGATCCGGGAGTCATTCAAGCAGGGCAATCGCCGGGTAATGCTGGCCGCTTGCTGCTCGTTCGGGAAGACGATCACGGCGGCCTATATGATGAAGTGCGCAGCGGCGACTCGACCAGACGGAAGCCCGGGCAAGCGCGTTATCTTTCTCGCAGACCGCGTGAAGCTCGTCGAGCAGACGATGGACGCATTCGAAGCGATGGGACTAGACTTCGGAGTGATTCAAGCCGATCACTGGAGAACAGACCCCAGAAAGCAGATTCAGATCGCATCGATCCAGACCATCGCTAGACGCAGACGACCGCCAGAGTTCGATTTTGCTATCGTCGACGAAGCTCATACGCCGTGGAAAGTCGTCACTGATCTGATGGATCGGTACTCGAACGTCAAATTCGTGGGACTTAGCGCGACACCGTATTCTAAGGGCTTGGGCAAATTCTGGGACGATCTAGTCATTCCGTGTACCGCTGCTTATCTACTAGAACAGGGCTATCTCGCCCCGGTTCATTACTACGGAGGCGCGAAGATCGACACGAAGGGGCTTAAATCGAAAGCTCTCTCGACAGGCGGCAGCGACTTCGATCCCAATGATCTCGCCCGGGCGACAGAAGAAGACCAGCATCTCACTGGCGATATTATTCGCAACTGGCTCGAACACGGAGAGAACTCTCAGACCATCGCATTCTCGCCATCGATTAAGCACTCAAAGTATCTGGTCGAGATGTTCCGGGCTGCGGGAATCTCAGCGCAGCACATCGATGGCTATACCGACGAGAAGACGAGAGCGGAACTCTACCGGGGACACGAAGCCGGAGAGTTTAAGATTCTCAGTTGCTCCAAGCTGCTCGGAGTCGGATACGACAGTCCGCAGACCCGGTGTCTCATAGATTGCAGTCCAACGAAATCGGCTATTTCGTACCAGCAAAAAGCGGGAAGAATCCAAAGGCTGCACGAGTCGAAGCCCTATAGCATCTATCTGGATCACGCCGGAAACGTCGGCAGGTTCGGCTACGCTCACACGATGGAAGTATCAGAACTCGACTCTGGCGACCGTAAATTCTCTGAGAAAAATCAGCTCAAGAAAAAAGAGAAAGCAGATGGATCGACCAGAGAGTGCCCGCGATGCCAGAAAATCATGATGGGCCTTCGATGCGCTTGCGGCTACGAGCTGACAATCACCGAGCGGCTCGAATCAGATAGCACGATGCTAGTCAGGATCGACGACAAGCCAGCGGCTCCGACGAAAGCTGAGAAGTCTATGTGGTACTCGAATCTGCTCCGGCACTGCCGTCAGAAAGGATGGAAGGACGGCTGGGCATCGCACAAGTACAAGAAGCGATTTGGAGTCTGGCCGAAGGGTTTATCGGTAAATTTAAAGGCAGAAATCGTCCCGGAGGTCGCGAACTGGATAAAATCGCAGCAAATCGCCGCTGCTAAGTCTCGGAAATATAACAAGTTTTAATTCGATGAACGAAAGTGTGATTTATTTGAACGAAAGTGTTCCTTTTTGGTTTTGGTTACTGTATAAAATACCCAACAGCAACGGAAACACACCAACGGGAGCAAGACATGAACAACGCACAAGCCAAAAGAATTGAGAAAATCCAAAGCCGCACAAGCACAGCCGAAGTAGAAGAAAAAGGTGGTTGTGTTTTTGTTCGCTGGAATAACGGAAAAGATGGCTGGGCAAGCAAATACAATTACATGGCTGTCATTGGCAAGCGCGGTGGCATTAAAGTCATCTCAATATACGGTGGACTATTATCAATCGACGATAAGAAACACGCCAAAATTCGCGCAAAGTTGGCTCTTTATGACCTTAATATGCGCGGCACAGTCGCTTTAATCGGATAACAATAATCGCGCCCTTCGGGGCGCTTCTCGCCGGGAGGCACTCATGACAGAACGCGATCTCATTACTAACACTCTCGCACTCGCTGCGATTCTTTTGGTCTTCACGGCTCTTTTGATTGTCGGCGCTACGGACGCAGACGAAGCAAGCATCGAAGAGGCTGATTACTGCTCGATGACCGCTTTATTCGCCGAGACTGATGGCGAGTTCGGCTGGCCCGCGTATAATCAGGGCATTAATTGTGAGGGCTGAAAATGAAATATCACAACAATGGCCGGAACTGCTCGATCTGCGGCATTCACTTGCCAGTTCGGGCATCCGTCTGCGATCCGTGTAAAGATCTCAACTCAAAAATGAATGAACTCTGGATAATTAGGGGCGAAGCAAATGCAAGCGATAACGATCTACAGGGCGAAGAATCTCTCTCAGGCAGCGCATCGACAGGAAGCAATCCCGAATGCGATGGAGTTGCCGATCGGGCTTATAACTAAGTGGCAGAATCTGGAGCCGCTTATATCGAAGAAGAAGATCGAATACTTTAATGGCGACGACGGCAACGTCTGGGCGGTAAGCGATTCTCTGTTTCTGTACAAAGTCTCAGAAGAGAACCCGGTTCACGAGAAGGTTCGAATCGTCGGCATTCTGCGCGAGAACGAAGACAGCAAAGAGCTGGTATTCGACTCTGAGATGTTCGAAGATACGGACGAGCATAGACATTACGCTCGCAAGAATAATCTACTGCTGATGGTATAGGAGATAAGCATGGAAAGGGACTCACTGGACGCCGATCTGGATCGGTGGCAAGACGAGCAAGACGAAGATTACGTCGATCCGTATGATTTAGAGCAGGATCGCATGGAGTATCTGGCCGACCAGATGGAAGATCACGACGAAGAGTTTTAACAGCTAATTAGCAAATAACGCCCGGGAGGCATTTATGAGCAACAAACTAGACGCAGCAATCAAGCGAAACATCGAAGATCATCTTTCAGACTATATTCAGTTTGGCGAGTTCGATCCATCTCTCTCAGCGCTCGAATGCGTAGCGCACAAGATCAATACTTATTCCGACTCTAGTTCGGTCTATGAAGCAATCGACGGCGATCCAGTACTCGCCAAGAATCTTTTCTCAATGGTCATGGAGCGAGAATACTTCGACGAGACCGAGACCCGGATCTCGATGCGAAAGTGTCTCATGGCTCAAGCATCGCGCAAGTTGCTCGAATACGAAGCGTATGCGTGGCAGCTCTGGGAGAATCGCAACATCGAATCAGTAACTCCAGAAGAGCCGGATATTAATGTTCAGATGCCGGAACTCAGAGCGATGGGCAAGCTGATCGCTGACTTCGAGACGGAGTTCGCCAAAGTATGATTTTATTCGACAAGTTCGAAGACGCTCTGGAGGAAGCCCAGTGGTGCGCCAAGACAGACCGGGCGATTTACTACATTGTTCTCTGGAAAGGGCGGTTCAGGGTAAGCAGGAAGCGCCGTATTCAGCTCACCAGAGCGCGGCTCGAAGTAGGATTCGGGGAGGCAGGGAAATGAGCGACGGATCATGGGCTGGCGGCAAAGGATCGAAGCCGAGAAAGGTCGACCGAAATAAGTTCGATGATAATTACGACCGGATATTCGGCAAGAAAAAACCGGGTGAAAATGTGGAAAATTGCAAAGAAGGCGAAGAGCTGGGGCTTAAATTATTGCAATCCGTAAAAGAAATGAAGGCGCAGAAAAGTGATTAAGTATCACGGAACGCCAATCGGCGGTAAAACAACAGACGCAGCGGAACTTCTTAGAGGTAGGCATGGGCTGGTAAGTATTGCGCATCCAGAGCAGTTAAATGTGGTTCTGGAGAACTGCCAATCTTTTGTTCTCGATAACGGGGCTTTCAGTGAGTGGAAGAAATCTGGAAGCGAGATTGACTTCGATGCTTATGCTGACTGGGTAAAGTCTCTCTATCGGCATCCGAATTTTGATTGGTGTTTAATTCCAGACAAGATCGACGGAACAGAGGAAGAGAATGTTCAGCTCGTTAATAAATGGCTCAGAATGGGCTTAAGAGCAAAAGGCGTTCCGATCTGGCATCTTCACGAGAGTTTGGAGTGGCTGGAATGGATGGTCGACCGATTCGAGTGGGTAGCAATCGGCAGTTCTGGGCAGTGGGCTACTCCGAACACAAAGGGATGGTGGGCGAGAATGGGTGAAGCAATGAGTGTTTGCTGCGACTCAGAAGGACGGCCAAGAGCTAAACTTCACGGCTTGAGAATGCTTGATCCGAGTATATTTACCAATCTGCCATTAGCATCTGCCGATAGCACTAATGCTGCCAGAAATAATAACCAGCTAAGTCGATTCGGTATGTACGCGCCGCCATCTGCCGGGCAGAGAGCGTCAAATATAGCGGCCAGAATTGAATCGTTTAACTCTGCTCCGGTCTGGCTGGGTAAAAAACAGCAATCTCTGGATCTCTTCTAATGATTAGCCCGCTGCTATGTGTCGCAATGGCGGTGTATTTTGAGGCCCGGGGAGAGCAGCAGATCGCCGGGCTGATAGCGGTCGCAGAGGTTATCGAAAATCGTGTTCAAGACTCTCGGTTCCCGGACGATCACTGCTCGGTCGTTAAGCAGGGGCGATACTGGGGCGGGCATCCGATCAAGCACCAGTGTCAGTTCACGTTCTACTGCGACAGGAAGCCGGAGACGGTCAGAGACCATGAATCTTGGCGAACTGCTCTACTGGTAGCAAGTAAAGCGCTAAACGGTGAATTCGTCCCGGTAACACATGGGGCGACTCACTATCACGCGAAGTCGGTCAATCCGTACTGGTCTCACACCGGGGAACTGACACAGGCCATCGGCGGGCATTTATTCTACAAACTGTAATTGTGCTATACTGCTATCAGGCAACGCTTGGGGCGGGGCCAGATTTTGCGCGGGGTGCAAATGAATAGCTTTCCAGAACATCGAGTCGCCAGTATTGGTGGCTTAATTCCGTATGCGCTGAACTCTCGGCCGCATTCTGGCGCTCGTTTCGCCGCTCTTCCAGCTAACAGGGCTATATTGACTCCGCAGAAAGCGAGAGAGCTGGCTTGCCCGATTATCTACGGCTTATGCAATGGTGAGCGCGGCATCTTCTATGTCGGCAAGACTACTAGACCAAAGCGCCGAATATATAACTATCTCAACCCGAGTCAGTGCCATAGTAAGGCTTTGGCTGAATATCTCAAAGAGAACCCGAACTTCCATGTGGTCGTTCTCGAAAAGAACCCGGAAGATATAAACGAGTCTGAGATGTTCTATATCCAGCAATATAAGGGATTGACGTTTAACATCGATCTAGTGGATTACACGATCTGGAGAGAACACAAGAGTGAGCCGTGGATGGCTGGGGTAGGGGTAAGATGCCCGAGTGATTATCTCATGTGGCAAGCGGCAAAAGCGGGCGGGGTTCCGATCAAAAAGGCATTTTCTCAGCATATTGAGATGCGAGAAAAAATGAGTAAAAAAGAGCGTATTTGCTTCGAAGTCGGGCTATACAAAGACTCTCATCCCCAAGCCCAGAAAGTCATGCAGCAATGGTTCGACAGGTGTAAGCACGACCTACTCGAAGGGTTAATGTAATGGGCAGAAAGGCTTTAGAATTTAATGATTTACAAAAAGCGCAGGTGGAAGCGCTGGCCGCTTATTTAACGCTGGAGCAGATCGCGGATTATTTCGGTATATGCAGGAAAACGCTACAGAATATGCGACACCGAGATGCCGAGATTGATACCCTTTATAGGAGAGGGAGAGCAAAGTCTATCGCGGGGATGGCTGGATCTCTCATCGAGCAGGGAATGAGCGGCAACGTAACAGCGCAGAAGTTTTATCTATCGACGCAAGCAGGATGGCGCGAGACCGAGCCAGATCAGGGAAATCACAACATCACACTCCAGATAGTGAAGCCAGATGGCGCAAATTAGGCCGACGCTGCCGCAATACAACTACATGGTCTCAGAGGCTCGGTTTCCGGCGCTCGTCGCTGGATTCGGCGCTGGCAAGACTGAGGCGGCTATTCTGCGTTCTATCTTCGGACTGATCTCGAACCCGGGCACGAATCGCGGCTTTTACGAGCCGACTTACGATCTGATCCGGGTAATCGCGTGGCCCAGATTCGAAGAGATACTCACGGCGATGGGACTTCCGTATCGGCTGCAAAAGACTCCAATCAACCAGATCACGATCTCTGGCTACGGCTCGATCATATTCCGCTCGATGGAGAACCCGAACCGAATAGTGGGTTACGAGCACGCGGACGCAGACATCGACGAGCTGGATACGCTCTCGAAGACCAACGCATCACACGTCTGGCGACAAGTAATCGCCCGTAACAGGCAGCACAAGCCGTCCGGGAAGCCGAACACCATCGGAGTTACTACAACGCCGGAGGGTTTCCGATTCGTCTATGAGGCGTGGAAGAAAGACCCACAGCCGGGTTACGAGATCATTCAAGCGCCGACGCATTCGAATCCGCATCTACCGGACGGATATATTCAGTCGTTGCGGGATATTTACCCGGATCAGTTGCTCACGGCGTATCTCGAAGGCCAGTTCGTCAATCTGACTCAGGGCACGGTCTACTGCGGGTACTCTCGGCACGACTGCAACTCATCCGAAGAGATCCAATCTGGCGAGCCGTTATATATCGGCTGCGACTTTAACGTCACTCAGCAATGCGCCGTGGTCTATGTACGCCGGGGCGACGAGTGGCACGCGGTCGACGAACTGATTGATATGTACGATACGCCGGACATGGTTCGCATCATCTCAGAGCGTTACGCCGACCATCACGTTACGATTTACCCGGATGCTTCGGGCAGGGCCAGAAAGACCGTAAACGCCAGCACGTCGGACATCGCGCTGCTGGAGCAAGCAGGATTCTCGGTAAGAGCGAAGAAAACGAACCCGGCAATCAAAGACCGGGTAATGGCTACCAACGCAGCGTTCGAAAATGGTTTGCTATACATAAATGCGCTAAAATGTACAGGCGTGGCAGAATCGTTCGAGCAGCTCGCATACGATAAGAACGGAATGCCAGACAAGAATTCAGGTTTAGATCATGCCATCGATGCGGCGACGTATCCGATTGCATACGAAATGCCAATCGTGAAGCCAGTGGCTCACATACCGATAAATTTCAGCGTATAGGTGAATTATGCCAGTTTCAGAAACCCATGCTGAGTATGACAAGAATATCGACAAGTGGAAGCTGACTCGCAATGCTTCGACCGGGTTGAGTTTCGAGAATGCTCGGCACTACATAATGCGACGCACGCACGAAGAGCAGGATCAGTATTACCATCGCGTCGAGAAAGCGATATATACGAACTACACCGGACGAACCCGGGAAGGGCTGAAGGGCGCGATATTCCGTCTGCCGCCGCGCATCGAGCTGCCGCCAGATATGGAATTCATGCTGGAGAACGCCGACGGAGCCGGGCAATCGCTGACGCAAGTATCGAAGCTCGCAGCGGATGAGGTTATGGAGACCGGGCGATTCGGTCTGCTGGCCGATTATCCGATGGTCGACGAAGATCTCACGGTCGAGCAAGTTCGCAGGATGGGGCTACAGCCGCACATTGCGACTTATACTGCCGAGTCTATTATCAACTGGCACGTTCACGTTCTAAACGGACGCCGCCAGCTCGGAATGCTAGTGCTGAAAGAGAACTCGCCAGTTCATTATGACGAATTCACTTGGGACTATGTGGATCGCTTCCGGGTTCTCAGGCTCAACGATAGCCAGCAGTATACGCAGCAGCTCTACGACGAGAACGGCGACGCAATCACCGAAGAGATCGTGATTCGTGGCGCGAGCGGTCAGCCGTTCGATTATATCCCGTTCCATTTCATCGGAAGCCGGGACAATCTGCCGGACATCGACGAGCCGATTCTGTACGACATCGCCCGGGTGAATATCGGGCACTTCCGCAACTCAGCGGATCAGGAGAACAATCTCTCGGTTCACGGCGGCGGTACTCTGGTCGTATCTACTGATATGAGTCCGGAGGCATTCCAAGCAGCGAACCCGGGCGGCATTACAGTCGGCGAGAACGCTGGTCTGGTACTCTCTGAGGGCGGCAAAGCAGAACTGCTACAACTGGGGCCAGCTAGTGCGATCGGCACTGAGATGACCCACAAAGAGCAGATGATGGTTCAGATCGGCGCTAAGATCATTACGAAGACCGGGCAGCGGACAGCCGAAGAGGCTCGCATCCAAGCGACTTCCGAGAACTCGATGCTCGATACTATGGTCGGCAATATAAACGAAGCATTTACGGCGGTGATCTACGACTGCCGAGCGTTCATCTCGCCAACAGATGCCGAGATCGTATTCTCTCTGAACAACGACTTCTATGCTGACAGCATCGCGCCGCAAGAGATTATGGCTATGATTCAGGGTAGCGACGCGGGCGTAATGCCGAAGATCGACATCGTGCGCCGTCTCATCGATGCCGGGTGGATACAATCCGAAGGCACGCCGGAAGACATTCTCTCGGATATCACTCAGGAGTCGCCGCTCTAAATGAGTGCTAACGACTATCTGCTGGATGCTGGAATAAAGCACCAGATATACGTCCAGCGCTACGCGGGCGGGCAGGTGAAGGATCTGGTCAAGTATCTCGACGATGCTCAGGCTGAGATTCTTCGCAAGCTCGACGGCGTGGATACTCTGGCAGAAAGTCGGTCACTGCAACGCAAGCTAGACCAGATAACAGCGCTACAAAGCGACGCTCTGGAAAAACTGAGCAAAGGGATAACCGATAACGCCGCAGATTTCGCGGAGTATGAGGCAGAGTTCGCCGTAAAGACGATGAACACGGCCGCAGCGGCATCGGTCACGCTCCCGGCGTCTGAGCAGCTCCGGGCGCTGGTAACACAGGCTCCGATGCAACTGGCGATCAGCGGCAAAGCAGGAAGCACGGTTCAGTCGCTAACACTGGGCCAAGCGGCTACGCAGTTCTCGAAAGACAAAGCAGCAGAGATCACTCGAACGATTCAACGCGGGATGGTCGAAGGCTCAACGGTGCAGTCTCTTACCCGGCAGATCGCAAGTGTTACGAATAAACACAAACGACAAGCCGAAGCACTGGTTCGAACTAGCGTCAATCACATCTCGTCAGAAGCTCGCTCGGCAGTACATAAGGCGAATGACGATATTCTGAAGGGCGAAGAGTACGTCTCAGTTCTCGATGGTCGCACGACGATAGGCTGCGCAGCGCTAGATGGCAAGATACTCGGGTTCGACGAGCCGCCATTCACTCCACGCCATTGGAACTGCCGATCTTTTCGCGTCCCGGTGCTAAAGGATGAGTATCAAGAAGGAGGACTCGAAGGAACCCGGGCCAGCGTTCAGGGGCCAGTATCAGCGAAGCGAACCTACAGCGGATGGCTCAAAGATCAGTCGCCAGAGTTTCAAAACGGAGTTCTGGGGCTGGAGCGGGCAAAGATGTTCAGGGCCGGAAAGCTAAGTCTGGATGATTTTGTGGATTCTAACGGCAATCCGATCTCTCTGAAGCAGCTCCAAGTGCTAGACGGTGCGACAAATGTGCGCAAGACGCCGAAGGTAGTTCCGAAGCCGACTCCGGGCACTGGCAAGATACCGGGGCAAGCGAAGAAGTTCGTCCCGGCGAAGACTATCGCAGAGGCCAAGCAATACGCAGAAGAGACCGGGCTGGCGACACTGGCTGACTATGGCAAATTGGACATCGAAGCGGCGAATATGATTAACAAATCAGTGCAAGACACGATCGAAAGATTCCCGGCGATGAGGGGGCGAATGTCATTTATCGGTTCTATGCAAAAGAACGTCGAGATGCAGTATCAAGCGAAGCTGAAGGCTAATACCGACTACATCAACAAGAAATATCCAGAAAAAAAATACACGGCAGACAAAATTCTCTGGCTAAAGAAAGAAGTAAGAAGAGAGCCGATCCGTAAACAGACTTACGCTTTTGCTAGACCAAAATCACAAGACAAGTACTTCGCACACGTCGACGGGGTTGTTTTGAATGAGAAATTTGGAAGCACAGCCAAAATTGAGACTCTAAAGCAAGATCTAAAAAGTGACGCTCAGGCGCAGTGGCATCCAGTTGGAACTGAGAATCTGCAATCAATCATGGATCACGAGATGGGTCACCAGATAGATTATCTTCTTGATATGCGGAAATCCGTAGCAATTCGAGAACTGTATAACTCAAATCTCAACAACATGAAGCAAGATCTAAGCGCTTACGGCAAAAAGAATATCGCTGAGTTCATCGCGGAGAGCTGGTCTGAATACGTCAATAATCCAACGCCAAGACCATTGGCGAAACAAGTGGGGGATCTAATCAATGTCGAATACGCAAAGAAGTTCGGGGATAAGTAGCGAGATCCCGATAGAAGGGCCACAAATCAATGACGTTTACTATGGAATAAAAGACGCCATCGAAGTCGCCAAAGAGTTTCCGGAGCTAGAAAAGGGCGTTCTGGCGATACTAAAAGAAGACTACGACATTACAGAATAGCGATATTAGCTAATATTTGGCAAATATGTTCACTTTTGGCGAATAGTGCTATAATTCACGCAACGCTGCGGGGCAGCATAAAAATGTACGGGGTACAGCATGGGCTTACAATACGCAGTCGACGATCTCACCGATCTCGACGAATCAGTTCAATCTCTTTACGAACAGGACGGTGATCGATATATCTTGAGAGTCGAAGGGTTCCCCCAGCCGGAGGATACCAGCGGACTCAAAAGCAAAGTCCAGCAGCTAATGGACGAAGCGAAAGATGCGAAGCGACGTGCGAAAGAATTAGAGTCGCAGAAACAGCAGCAAGAGATGGAGACCGCTCAGGAAAAGGGCGAGTTCAAGAATCTCTGGGAACAGGCTCAGGCGAAGCTCGCCGAGAAAGACGCAGAGCTGCAAGAGTTCACGACAAAGATCCAACAGAAAGACATAAATATCGCTGCACGCGGTATCGGCTCGCAACTTGCGAAGTCAGACGCCAAACGGGCGGAGGTATTGGCCGACTATGCTTCACGGTATGCTCGGCACGACGGCGAGAAGGTTCAGTTTTTAGTGGGCGGGATGGAAGTAGACTCATCCGCACTAATGGATCATCTGGCGAAAGAATTTCCGTTTTTGGTTGACGGCTCATCGGCTACCGGGGGTGGCGCGACGAGTTCTGCAAGTAGCGGGGCTACGAAATCACTTAATCGAGCCGACTTTGACAAATTGGCGGCATCCAAAAAGATGCAGTTCGTGAAAGACGGCGGCATCATCTCTGACTAATAAGGTATTTAAATCATGGCTAACACTTTAACCAATCTCACTCCAGATCTATACGAAGCGCTTGATACCGTTTCGCGTGAACTGGTCGGTATGATCCCAGCGGTAACACTCGATGCGAATGCAGAGCGTGCGGCCAAAGGTCAAACAATCCGTAGCGCAGTTGCTCCAAGCTCCGCTGCTGCTGACATTACTCCAGCGCAGAAAGCTCCAGACACTGGCGACCAGATAATCACTAACAAGACTCTGAGCATCTCAAAGTCTCGTGGTGTGGCAATCCGCTACAACGGCGAAGAGCAGCGCGGTCTGAACACTGGCCCGGGCTACAACAGCATCCTCCAGAACCAATTCGCTCAGGCGATGCGCACTCTGACAAACGAAGTTGAGGCTGATCTCACTGCGCTTTACGCTCAGGCGTCTAACGCATACGGAACTCCCGGCACTACTCCATTCGGTACTTCTGGCGATTTCAGCGACGCTTCATTCGCTCTCAAGCTGCTAAAAGACAACGGTGCGCCGTTGACTGGTAACCAGCTCGTTGTAAGCTCTGCCGCTGGCGCTTCAATGCTCGGTCTGCAAAGCCGCATCGACGTTCAGGGCAACGACTCTATGCTACGTCAGGGCGTAATGCTCTCGACTGCTGGCATGGATATCCGCGAGTCTGCGCAAATCAATGCTCACACTAAAGGCACTGGCGCGAACTACGTCACAGACGGCGCTGCATCTGAGGGCGATACTGTTATCTCTCTCAAGACTGGTACTGGCACTATCTTGGCGGGTGATACAATCACTTTCGCTGGTGACGCGAACAAGTACGTCGTAACAGCCGCTCTCGCTGCTGGCGACGTGACTATCGCAGCTCCCGGTCTCAAAGGCGCAATCGCTGGCGACGTAGCGGTAACAGTCGGCAACGGCTACGCTGCGAACATGGCGTTCAACCGCGACGCGATCGTTCTCGTAACACGCGCTCCGGCTCGTCCAGTTGAAGGCGATCTCGCTGAAGACGTAATGTTTATGACTGATCCGCGTTCAGGCATCACGTTCGAAGTGTCTATGTACAAAGAGTACCGTCAGGTTCACTTCGAAGTAGCACTCGCTTGGGGCGTCTCAGCCATCAAGCCAGAGCATATGGGTATTCTGCTCGGCTAAAAGTGATCGCGGGGCGTCTTCGGGCGCTCCGCATCATTCACGGAGAGGACTATGCACGCACTACCAACAGTAAAGATCGACCGGGATGGGCAAGCAGTTACCATCAACGAGTCCGATTTTGATCCCAAGACAATGACGCTATTCGGTGCAAAGCCAGCGGCCAAGCCGAAGGCAGAGCCGAAGAAGACTCGCAAGCCCAAAGCGGAGAGCTAAATGGCTACTATCATCGTCGAAGACGGCTCAATCGTCCCAAACGCGAACAGCTACGTTACGACTGCCGAGTTCACTCAGTATTGCGCAGACCGTAACATTACAGTCTCAGGCACTTACGGAGATGAGTCGCAATTGCTTATCTTGGCGATGGACTATTTCGAGCAACAGCCGTTTCGCGGCATTAAGTATATCGAGACACAGCCGCTCCAGTATCCGCGTTCGGATCTATGGATCGACGGCTATCTCACAGATTCAGACCAGATTCCACAATTGGTCAAAGATGCGCAGATCACGATCGCCATCTCTATCATGGCGGGCAACGATCCGCTCTCAACAGTAGATCGAGCGGTGAAGCGCGAGAAGGTCGACGTACTCGAAGTGGAGTATATGGACAACGCTTCAATCTCTACAGTTATTCGCAGCATCGGCAACGCAATGCGCAAGCTGGTGACATCAAGCACTGGCGGCAACAATATCCGAACCATCCGGGGCTGATATGGGAATCAATTACACAGCTCTCGAAGGAACTGCGACGCGATTGCTCCGGGATAACGGTCAGGCAATCACTTTCAGTTATGAAACTGGCGAAGTCATTAACCCGGCGACGGGCGTTGTAACGACGCCAGCGAGCGAGTCTACTATCAGTGGATACGGAGTCGCATCGAACTATAAGAACGCTGAGATCGACGGACAGAGCGTTCTAGCGTCTGATTTGAAGTTGCTCGCCAGTAATGTGGCGTCTGAGCCGAAAGCGAACTGGAAAGTCGGCGTAAATGGTAAGACTTGGCGCGTTATGCAAGTGATGCCAATTAACCCGGCAGGGACTAACGTCATGTATATATGCCAGATTAGAATATGAGCGCAGCAGAGAAGGACATCAATACAGCTCTCTCGGTTCGTCTGGCTGAAATCCAGAATGCCGGAGTGCCGCCGATCGCTTACGAGAATGCGGAATACACTCCCGTCGAAGGCACGCTCTATCTGCGCGAATCATTCCTGCCGAATATCAAAGATGCGGTCGGAGTGGCTCACACAAGCGCAGACGATTACGAAGGACTTTATCAGGTCAGTGTAATGGCTGGACGCGGAGACCGTCGATTCGCTGCTCAAGAGCAAGCCATGCTCATCGCGATGCACTTTCCGCGTGGCGCAGAGTACACATATAACGGCGTTACGGTTAAAATAACCGGGACACGGCTGGCGTCTGCTATCACCGGAGACGGCTGGTTTCAGGTCCCGGTCACAATCAGTTGGAGGGCGCTCGTTTGAGTTGGGAATCTGACTGGAAAAAGATCGAACAAAAGATCGATCATGTGCTCAATAAAGGCATTCGAGCGACTCTTTTCGAAGTAAGTACGGCGATTATCAAAGAGACTCCCGCAGATACCGGGCGCGCTCGTGGTAATTGGCAAGCATCCGTCGGTAGCGGGGCTACTGGCACAATAGAAGGCATACAAAGCGAATCTCACGGACAGGCGATAGCAATCAGAGACGTCAACCAAACGGTGAGCGTCGCGGTCGGTGAAGTTTACTATTTAACAAATAATCTTCCTTATATCGGAGTTTTAGAATACGGAACGTATCCGACTACTTTCAAGTACAATAGAAAGCAGAAGGGCGGGCCAAAGATTACCAGAGATGGTTTTTCTATTCAGGCTCCATACGGTATGGTTCGGAAGAATATGCAGAATTTTAACCGCTTGTTCGTGAAGAATCTCAAAGCAGCAAGCAAATAAGAGGCAATTAACATGGCTATTCAAACATCTGCGGGCACTACTCTGGGCGTCGTCTCAGGTCTTCCCGCCACATACGACGCAGCAGGATTCGCGGCTCTCACATTCGCTACAGTTGGCGAGATTACTGAGATCCCAGCATTCGGCTCGGTTTACAACTTAATCACTCACTCGCCTCTCGGTGAGCGTCGCGTGGTTAAGCGTAAAGGTTCGGTGAACGACGGAACTCTTACTCTCTCATTCGCTGCTGACGCTGCGGATACTGGTCAAGTTGCTGCGAAAGCTGCTGCTGCGACCGACACAGAGGTATCAGTTGCAATCACTTACCCAGACGGCGAAATCGATTACTTCACTGGCTTGATCATGAGCTACCAAGTAAACGCTGGCGGCGTCGACAGCATCAAGTCAGACAGCATCGTACTAGAGCTGACAAATGCACCAGTAAACGTAGCAGCTTAATAAAACACACATTCGGGGCGTGACTTATGGATTTAGCGAACATTGACTTACAGGCAGCAGCGGAAGAGGGAGTTGAAGTAAAGCTCCAGCATCCGGCTAATGGCGAATATCTAGTAGACGATGAGGGCGAGCATTTAACGATTGTCGTTCTCGGCAAAGATTCGCAGACGTGGCAGAACGCCGCAAAGCGAGTTAATACCCGGAACGCGAATCGCTACAAAGATCGAAAGATCCCAAACGCAGTTCTCGAAGCAGCGCTCTATGAGATATTGGCAGAAAGCACGCTCAAGTGGAGCAAGAACATCGAGTTCGATGGTGCGGCACTAAAATGCACAAAAGAGAACGCGAATATGCTCTATGAGAAGCGTAACTGGATCGCCGAGCAGTTGATGGAAGCGGCAGGGGATCGAGCCAGTTATTTTTTGAAATAACGGGGCTGCTGGGCAAATACGTTCAGCAGTGGGCTTGGCTCTCGACCCGGGCTAAAGACAAAGACCGATCACGCATCGATATGATCGATAGTAATGAAATAGCCGGACGGTTCCCAGACGTGGAGCCGTTCGGCTATATCATAGAGATACTCAGCAGAATTGGAGTCGCATTAAATAGCGGCAACGGGGTTCATGGGCTGACTTGGCAAGAGATCGATGCTTTTGTGGCGAGAACGCAATTGCATCTAACCGGATGGGAAGCTGAGACCATAAAACGGTTATCCGCTCTATATGCCAGCAGTGTGCTAAAATACGACAATCAGGACGTTCAATCGCCCTACCGCACCGAAGAAGAACAGAACGACATCGCCAAAGGCATGAAGTCGGTTCTACGCGGACTCGTTATTAAGGACAAGCATGGATCTAGCAACGATACAGATCAAAGTCGACACTCGACAAGTCAAAGCGGCTAACGAAGACATCAAGCAGCTCGGCACGACCGGGCAGATGACTAGCAAGAAGGTAAACGCCGCTAACGACGACATGGCGAAAAGCGCCAAGAGTACAACGTCGGCATTCAAACTGCTGGGCGGCGCTATGGCTGCGCTCGGCGTCGGCGCACTGGTTACCAACTTCGCCCGGACGGTTACAGAGTCGGAGAGACTGAAAGGCTCTCTCAAGACGATGACCGGAAGCACCGAAGACGCGGCGTTCGCATTCTCAGAACTCGAAAGATTCGCGTCTCAGACTCCATTTACTCTCGATCAGTCGGTCGAAGGTTTCATCAAGCTCAAAGCGCTGGGACTAGACCCGTCAGAACGCGCTCTGCGGTCGTATGGCAACACGTCAGCCGCGATGGGCAAAGACATGATGCAAATGATCGAAGCAGTCGCCGACGCCTCCACAGGCGAATTTGAGCGTCTGAAAGAGTTCGGCATCAAAGCATCAAAGCAGGGCGATCAGGTGTCTCTGACATTTCAGGGACTCACTACAACGATCGGCAACTCATCCGAAGAGATTCAGAACTATCTGCTCGAAATTGGCGAGACTAAGTTCGGCACGGCAATGGAAGATCAGATGAAAGCGCTCCCGGGCCTTCTCTCGAATCTATCCGATAACGTCTCGGCGCTATTCAGAAAGATCGGCGACGTGGGCGGGATAAATTTATTCGCCGGGGCGATAACTGCTGCCAGTTCTGTCATTCTTGGAATAACGAACAATATCGAAGTGCTGACCATAGGCGTCGGCGCAGCGCTTGCCGGATTCGTGGCATTTACCATCGGATCGAACGCAACGCGCATTCTTGGCGGCTTCAAAGCTATGCAGGTCTCAGTTCTGGCGCTCAATACAGCAATCAGGGCGAACCCGATCGGATTTATCGCTGCGGCTATCGCAACGGCTGCGGTCGCTATTATAGCGAACTGGGACTCGATCAAAGTCGCAGCAGAGAAAGCTGGCGTCAATATCCAGATCGCTTTCGAGAAAGTGAAGATCTTTCTCATGGAGTCATTCGTCGGCGCTCTGGACTCGATTATCGGGATGTTCACCAGCGTGCAGAATACGGCTATCGCCACAATGGCAGCGGTCGCTGCGGCGGTGAAGAACCCGACAGATGCGATAGATACGTTCAACGAGACATTCGATACAACACTGGAGAGCCTACAGACCGGGCAAAGCCGCACGAATGTATTCTCAAGCTCAATAGAAGCCAGCAAGAATCGCGTCGATGAGCTAAACGAGCAACTCGCCGGGATGAATACCGAAGTCGCCACAGCGGAGACCGGGTTCGAAAATGCTGGCAGATCTCTCTCTGACTATGCTATCGAAGTCGACAAGAACGCAGTCGCAGCGAATGAACTGGCGGCAGAGACAGAGGCGGCAAAGACTAAAGCGCTAGAGCTGCTCGGAGCAATTAGCAACGAGACCGAAGCTCTATATATGAGCAATCTCGAAATTGATATTCGCAATAATCTGCAAAAGGCAGGAGTCGATGCTACGTCAGAACTTGGCGAGCAGATAATTACCGCAACGACTGAACTGCACAACGAAGCCGCAGCAATATCAGCAGCATCTGAGGCCGCGAAGCAATTAGAGATAGACAATAACGCAGCTCAGAAGGCCATCGAGACAGAAACAAAGCGAGTCGCAGAAGAAGCCGCGAAAGCATACGAAGAGATGAAAACAAAGATCTCTGGCTTCTTTATGGACTTATTCGAGAACGGTAAAGACGCATTCGACAATCTCGGCAAGACTTTCAAGAATATGATCCTGCAAATGATCGCCGACTGGGCGGCATCTAAGATTGCGGACATAATAACCGGGACATTTAGCGGAATCGGAAATTCGATCAGCGGGATGTTCAGCGGGATATTCTCATCGATTGGAAGCGGAATAGCTGGTCTCGCATCGCAAGCGGCGTCGGTGGTCGCAAGCGTGGTTGGCGGAGGCGCTGCCGCTGCTGGTAGCGCTGCGGCCGGATCTGCAATTGCCGCTGGCACTAGCACGATGGCTGCTAATGCTGCGATCGGTGCTGCCGCTACTGGCGGTGCTGCGGCTGCGGGTAGCGCTGCTGCCGCTCAATCTGCAATTGCGGCTGGTACAAGCTCAATGGCGGCAAATGCTGCTGCGGCTGCTGGCGGTACTGCTGCTGGCGGTGGTGGAATTGGCGCTACGGTAGCAGCAGGATTATCAAAAGCAGGAGCGGCGATCAGTGCGGGAGCATCAAAGGCTCTCGCTCTAGCGACTGGCCCAATCGGTCTAGCAATATTAGGCACTGCGGCACTCGCCAAGATTCTTGATAGCGGCGGTACTCCAACGTCTACCGCTGGCCTCACTATGGCGAAAACTGGAGGAATGAGCGACGACAATATATTCCAGATGGACGCATTCGAGTCTGGATTTGCTCCGCTGGGCTTTAAGCAGAACGCGACCAATGAGCAAGCCGAAGCGTCAGTCAAGCCGCTGCGAGAAATAGATGCAGCTCTTACGGCTCTCACGAAAGAAGCCGGGTTCGATGTTAATCTCGGCGGTCACACGTTCAACGGTCTCGGAGTCGAAGGCTCAGGCCCGGGAACAGTTCTCGGCACGTTCGTCGAAGAGGGTAAAGAGAAAGGCACGACCATCGAGAAGCAGATGGATAATTATGCTTCCGAGTGGATTAAAGCGGTCGGAGCCAGAAACGGGATTAGCGATCAGGCGCTAAACGAAATAATCGGCGATGGCACTGCTTCAACTATTATGGACAACGTGGCGTCAGAGATGGGCCGCATCGTTTTGGCAGATAAAACTAGAACTCTGCAAGATAAAGTCCAGACGACTGGAATGGATCTGGTCGACTTATTAACCATGAACACTGGTCAAGATGCTGTTAATGCCGCTGCGGAGAACGCGACGGCAAGCGTTGAAGCCGCGGAGCAAGCGATAACAAGTCTCACGACCGGAATCAATACTCTGACAGTCTCAGGAGCTAATAATGACGCCATAACGCTCACTGGCGGCTCAAATACTATAAACGCTCAAAGCTCATCGACTATGGGGCCGGAGCAATATCCGGTCATGGGGCCAATGCCATCTCACCGAGACGGCTTGAATATGGTTCCGTACGACGGCTATGTCGCAGAACTGCACGCCGGAGAGCGCGTACAGACAGCAGAACAGGCCCGGGCGTCTGATAATGTAGCAGACGAGATGAGCGGACTGCGCCAGAGCATCGAAGACGTAATGATCGCAGTGGCGAGAAACACTCAGAAGCTCTATCGACTCAACGACCGCTGGGACAAGAACGGCTTGCCGCCAGTGAGGGCATAATATGAAGTTAATTCGACCGGAAACGGTTACAGATACGATATTTCAGTCTTCGGATGTTCCGGAGGCTGACTACTCGGCATGGCTGGTCGGCACGACTTACGCTGACGGCGACCGGGTAATCGTCACGACTCCGAACATTCACAAGATCTACGAGTCGCAGCAAGCAGCTAACACCGGGAACGATCCAACAACTGACGACGGCACTTATTGGCTCGAAGTATCCAGCACGAACCGCTGGAAGCTATTCAATGGCATCGTACAGGAGCAGACCGAGCAAGCTGGCGGCATGGAGTACGTTCTACAGTCGCCAACGGTAATAAACTCGCTGGCTCTGATTAACGTCGACTGCGCAGAAGTCACGGTCACGGTAGAAGATGCGACTGAGGGCGTAGTCTACGACGAGACGTTCTCTCTGATCTCTGACTCAGGCATTCAGGACTGGTACGCGTACTTTTTCGAGCCGATCGTCCGGGATGACCGTCTGGCGATTCTTGATCTGCCGCCGTATGCGAACGCAGACATCACCGTCACGTTCACTGATACCGTTACAGCTAAATGCGGAGCGCTGATTATCGGACAATTCGCCGATCTTGGGTTCTCTCAGCATGGAGCAAGTTATTCGATCATAGATTACTCTACGAAAACGACCGACTCTCAGGGCCGAGTGACTATCACCGACGGGCCTTACGCAAATAAGCTAGACGTTGACGTGATTCTTGATACGTCAGTATTCGGAACTGTTCGAAACATTCTAGCGGATCTGAGAACTACGCCGTGCGCGTGGATCGCTGAAGAAAACAACAGAAACTCTATCGTATACGGATATTATCGAGAATTTGATATAATTCTCAGCAATCCAACAACTTCCAGATGCTCACTTGAAATCGAAGGGCTAGTATAATGACGATTAACACAATAAGCACACTCCCAACGGCTCCGGCGAGAACAGACGCCCCGGCGACTTTTATATCTCGCGCGGATGCTTTCTTGGCTGCTCTGGTAGTAATGCAGAGTGAGCTAAACACTTCAATCGGGCAGATGAACACAGACATCGGCGGTATTGCTGCAAATGTAACTGCTGCTCAAGACGCGCAAACTGCTGCTGAACTTGCCGAGACCAATGCGGAAGCCGCACAAGCCGCTGCGGAAGCTGCTTCGAATGCGACTCTCTGGGTAAGTGGCACAAGTTATTCATCTGGAGATGTCGTTTACTCGCCAATTGACTATAAATCGTATCGAGCAAACACAGCCACAAGCGGAACAACAGACCCAAGTTTATCCGCTGATTGGACTGCGCTTAGTTTTGAGCTACCTGCGGCAGGAGATGCTGGAAATGTTTTAACAAGCGATGGAGCTGATTGGATTTCTGCCGCAGGTGCGGCTGGTTCAGAGGTGATTCGTGTTCCCAGAACTAGCAACACTATTCTTGGAGTCGACGAAAGAGGAAATTTGATTGATATTACTAGCGGAACTTTCACGCAGACATTCACAGCAGCGGCAACACTTGGCGATGGCTGGTACTGCTATATTCGCAACAGCGGAAGCGGCGATATTACTCTCGATCCAGACTCGTCCGAAACAATTGACGGGGTTTCATCTTATATAATGTATCCGGGCGAATGTAGACTGGTTCAATGCGACGGCTCAACTGGATTTACATCTGTAATTTTGGCTCCATTTTTCAAAACATTCACAAGCTCTGGCAATTTCGAAAAGCCAGCCGGATATTCGTATTTTCACTGCGAAATTTGGGGTGGCGGCGGTGGTGCAGGTCGCTCCAATCAATCAACAGGAGGTGGTGGTGGAGGTGCGCACGTTAGTTTGCTTGAAGCTGCCAGTAGTTTATCAGCCTCTGAAAGTATAACCGTGGGAGCAGGAGGTGCTGGGGGTGTTTCTTCACCATCCACAGGTTCTGCGGGTGGCTCTACTATTTGCTTTGGTATTACTGCGACGGGCGGTTTTGGTTCCATTGGGCAAAACGGATTAGACAGAGAGGGTGTGGCTGGAGGCAGTGTATCGCCATATTCTACAGCTACCGTGCTAAGTGGATACGCACATGAAGGCGGCAAAGCTGGTTTGCATAATACTTCAACCGCATCAAATGGGGCAGGATATACCAATCACGGAGGTGGTGGCGGTGGCGGTGGTGCTGCTGGAACAACACCGTATCTTCCTGATGGAGGAGGCTCTATTTTTGGTGGTGGCGGTGGTGGCGGTGGCCGAAGGTCAGGTGGGGCGGTTCCGGGCGGGACAGGTGGAGTTTCCGTATTAGGCGGTAATGGTGGCGATGGAGGAACTGATTCAGTTAACGGCTCAGACGGCTCGATACCCGGTGGAGGTGGTGGCGGCGCTGGGATAAATCGAAATGGCGGGAGTGGTGGTAACGGTCTGGTTCATATTAAAGGGATAATCTAATGAAAGCTCATGTAATTGAAAATCAAAAAGTAATTAACACTATTGAGGTTCAGTCGCTTGATTTTATGTCGGGGCTTTTAGACGCATCAAACGGCGGTAGTATTGGCGACATTTGGGATGGAGAGACGTTTACAACTCCGACATTGGTATCGGATGAAATCGCAGCGAAAATTCGCAAAAAGAGAAACGCCAAACTGACTTCATGTGATTGGACTCAAGTCATAGATGCGCCAGTAGACCAAGCGGCGTGGGCGACATACCGCCAAGCGTTACGCGATATTCCAGATCAGTCTGGATTTCCGAACGAAATAGAGTGGCCAACTGAGCCATGATGCTAAATCTCATCTCATCGCTAGTCGCCCCGGTCTCTGGATTGCTCGATAAGTTTATCGAAGACAAAGACCAGCGGGCGCTACTGGCTCACGAGATCGCTACGCTCGCTGATAAGCAAGCCAACGAGCAAGCGGTCGCGCAGATAGAGCTGAATAAAGTTGAAGCGGCGCATAAGTCGATGTTCGTGGCTGGCTGGCGTCCGGCGGTAGGCTGGGTATGCGCTCTCGCCATGCTGCTGAACTTTATTCTGATCCCGTTTATCAATCTCGGATTGGAGTTCGCCGGGCTGGAACTGAAACTCGATCTGATCGACATGGAGACAATGCTGCCAGTGCTATTCGGTATGCTTGGACTCGGAGGCATGAGAACTGCCGAGAAAATCAAAGGCGTTCAGAGAGAGAAGTAAATGGCAAAGCTCGAAGATTACGCGAAGACTGAGCGGCAACGAGAAGTCGCTAGAGTCTGGGAAAGCTGCGACCGTAATGCTCGCAGAGCTGCTCAGATTCTCGGCATAACTCACGCGACAGTTCGAAACATAGTGACGACGGTAAAAGGCGCTGCGGCTGCCGCCGGGTTCAGCGATGCGTGGGATGCAACGGCGCACGTCCCAGAGGGCGAGTACGTCACGGGCAGATCTATCTATCTGGAGGACGACTCAGGGAATAAGGCGTGGCTAAAGACTCGCCGCAAGCTAGAGACAGCAGAGAAAGAGCAAGCGCTAAAGGCATTCGTCGAGCAGTTGAACTCGCAGGTAGTTCAGGCGAAAAAGACCCATAAGCCGTCCGCTAAGGGTAAATCGAAGGATTTATTACCGACGATCATAATCGGCGATGCGCATATCGGGATGCGGGCTGATGCGTCCGAGACGCGCGATAGAGACTTCAACTCGCAAGTTGCATCTGCCGAGCTATTAGGGGCGATAGACTATCTGGTCGACGCAGCTCCAGCGTGCGAAGAAGCGATGCTAATTAATGTCGGCGATTTTATGCACGCGAACTCCCACAAAAACACGACAGCCAATCTCACGCCGCTAGATGTCGATCAGCGTATCGAGAGCGTAATGCGCATCGCTGCGGACACAATGATTCACGCGATAACCCGGATACTGGAGAAGCACTCGAAAGTCTCAGTGGTTATGGCCCGGGGCAATCACGACTCAGACACTGCGATCGCCATTGCGATGGTTCTGGGCTACCGATACGCCAAAGAGCCGAGAGTGACCATTCTGGAGCCGCAGGGCTTCCATACCTACACGACGTTCGGGAAAAACCTAATCGCGGTCACACACGGCGACAAAGCGCCGAGCCGCCGTCTGGCTGACGTACTGCCGAGATTGAGCGTCTGGTCGAAGACGAGCCATCGCTATTGGATACTCGGTCACTTCCACAGCAAGCTAGCGGAGCAGTTCGATAACTCAGTCGTGATCGAAAGGTTCGGGACGCTCGCTCCGAGCGATTCTTGGCACGCATCAAAATTTTATAAGTCGCCGAGCATAATGAATCAGATCGTATACCGTCGAAGCGGCGGGATAGCCATTCGGCACGAGTACGAGATCCCCGGAAACGATTACGAGCCAGATCACGAAATCTGACATAATTATCGGCTTCTATGTGTTAAAATCGGAGCAAAAGGATTCAACGTAATGGCTAAAGACCCCAGACTCACGAAATACGGTCTCGAAGGCTATAACAAGCCGAAGAAGACTCCCGGGCACTCGACCAAGAGCCACGTCGTTCTCGCCAAAGAAGGCGACGACGTAAAGCTAATCCGGTTCGGGCAGCAGGGCGTGAAGGGTTCGCCGCCGAGAAAGAACGAAAGCGATGCAGATAAAGCTCGACGGGCGTCATTCAAAGCCCGGCACGAGAAGAATATCCGAAAAGGCAAGATGAGCGGCGCTTACTGGGCTGATAAAGTGAAATGGTAAAATGACTAAATACGATCCGGCCGAAATCATTCTTTCGATTATCTACTACAGCGGCGGCTCTTATTCGCCCGAAGAGATTGTCGAGATTATGGAGACGATTGCCATGTATCAGCCGGAAGTCATGACCGAGAAGCGCACTGCCGCCGGACTCCGCATCGTCCCAATCAATACGAACGAGTATGTATTCGATGACTGACGCAGAATTAGAACTCATGATAGACCGAGCCGCCAAGAAGGGCGCGAGAGAAGCTCTTCGGGATATCGGGCTTTACGACGACGACGCCCGGGACGACGTGAGAGAGATTCGCTCGCTGCTCGAAGCATGGCGAGATACAAAGCGGACAGTCGGGCAGACAGTTGCTCGCTTCTTTACAATGGCGCTGCTCGCTTTATTAGCTGCTGGCGCATATATGGAGCTCGGCGATAAATGAGCGAATACACTAATCTGAACCCGTCCGGGAATACCGGATTCGACATCGCCCGGCTTAACATTGCCGAAGCTACTCCGGTTAATCTTTTCGGATATAACGCGGTCGTCGGCACTGACTACGAAACTCTCTGGAACGTCGGCGGCAAGTACCCGATAAACGCCACAGAGGGCACTCTGAGCGTCGTTAGCAGCGCGGCAGGGGATTCGTCCAAGCGAGTGCTAATTCAGGGCGTAGACGGCGAATTTAAGGCCGTGTCGCAAGTCGTGACGCTAGATGCTACCGATGCAACGACTCCGGTGGTAAGTACGGTCGAATTCATGCGAGTGAATCAAGTTATTCTGCTCGATGGCGAGAATGCTGGAAATATTACTGTCACCAGAGGCGCGTCGACTCTCGGCTATATCGGCATCGGCGAAGGAATCTCTCAGGCGTGCCAGTACACAGTGCCGGAGGGATATTCGCTCTACATATTCAGAATTAACTTAAACTCGGCAACGGCGAACCCGAATAAGTTTCTCAGATTCCGCAATGTGACGCAGAATAAAGACGGCCGCGTGATTCGTATCGCCCGGGCCACAAGCGCGACATCTGAAGTCACATACGACCGCCAAATACCATTCCGAATTGAGGAATGCACTTATTTCGAATTTGAGGCGCAATCCAGCTCTGGCGATAACGAAGTCGCCATATTCGTTGAATGCGTACTACTCAAAAACCCGTGGGGGCGCGAATAATGCCGTATCATTCAAAACCAGTTAAGAAAACCGCAAAATCAACCAAGAAGCCAAAGAAAAGGGGTAAGTAATGGGTAAGCTAAAACTAGCATTCGAAATCGCACGATTCGTTTTATTCCTAATCGCATCGATCAAAGATCTGGTGCTGCAAGCCGAAGAGCAGCTCCCGGAGTCCGGTAAGGGTTCGGAGAAGTTCCAAGCGGTGAAAACTGCGATAATCACTGCGGCCAAATATGCCGACATAGCAGACGAAGCAGTGGACAAAGCCGACGAGTTTATCAACGACTCGATCGAAGGCGCAGTCGCCAAGTTCATCAATGCCAGCTAAACTCGCTTATCGGAATTTCACGCGTAGCGAATTTCGCTGCAAGTGTGGCAAATGCGACTCTACCGGGGCAGAGATCTCGGACGAGTTGCTGGACGCACTGCAAGCGCTGCGCACGATCTGCGAGTTCCCGTTTATCGTCACATCCGGCTATCGCTGCCCGTCTCATCCTGCCGAGAAGAATAAAGATTTCGTCGGCGCTCACGGCTGCGGGCTGGCAGTAGATATCGCTGTCAGCTACGAAGAAGCGATTCAACTGCTAAAGCACGCACTCAATACCGGGCTATTCACCGGGATCGGAGTCAATCAAAAGGGCGACCGTCGATTCATCCATCTGGACATTGCGACCGACATGGACGTAAACGCGCCAAGACCGCACATCTGGACTTATTAACACTCCCGCCACAATTGCGCATCAATATAGTTGCGTATTAGTCTCATTTTAGTATAATCGCCGAACGACTGGCATTCCGCTGGTCTAAATCGGGAGATTTAAAATGAGCGAAAAGACGACATTCGCGTCCATCTGGGCGACGCTATCGCAGGTCGACGTATCAGGCCGCATCGAGAAAAAACAGAATCTCAGCTTTCTAAGCTGGTCATGGGCATGGGGTACTCTTATGGAGCATTACCCGCAAGCCGAGTATTCCTTCCAAGAACCCGCCGAAGCGCAAAGAGACGGCTCAGTCATGGTTTACTGTACCGTGACAATCGACGGTCTCTCTCGCCAAATGTGGCTGCCAGTGATGGACTTTAAGAATCAGGCGATCTCGAACCCAGATGCAGTCCAAGTCAATAAAGCGAAGATGCGCTGTCTCGTTAAGTGTCTAGCGATGTTCGGTCTCGGTCACTACATCTACGCTGGCGAAGATCTGCCGAGCGCAGAAGCTGACAAAGCCGCCGAGAAGATAGCAAAAGAACGCGCAGAGTCTATAAAGCCAGCAAATATAGAGCAACTGGTTCGCATTGATGAGCTAATCAAAGATACCGACGCAGATGTCGAGATCTTTCATAAATACTTCAGGGTAGACGGAATTGCAGAGCTGACAGCTACGCAAGCCGACGTTGCTATATTAAAACTGGAGACTAAGAAGGCAGAGCAGAATGGATGAAGACGAGAAGATTCTATACGCAGATGAGATTGCTCAACTGCTAGAGATCAGCGTCGAAGAGCTGCACGAAAAGATGGAGAATTATGCGGTATTCATCTCTGACTATCAGCATTTCCATCAAGCCATCGAAGCGATGCAGGAAGATCTGGAGCAGTTCGATCAGATAGAACACCGAGTCAAGCGATTGGCACTGCTGGTGACTTACTTTACAGCAGATTGGAAGGATTTCGAGCGAAGCTATTTCGTCGACATCTGCAAACACATCGAAAGCAAATATACGGGAGAAGAAGATGCGCATATTGCCGCACGAACAACGCACTGAGGGCTGGTACGCAGCTCGCAGAGGAGTGCCGACTGCCAGTTCATTTGGTCGGCTAATCACGCCCACAGGGAAGCGTTCGGCATCTGCTGACGCTTATATCGACGAACTGATCGCTGAGAAGCTCACCGGGCAGTCGAAATTCTTTCCAACGACCGCAGCGATGCAGCACGGGATAGATACGGAGCCGAAAGCACGCGAGTATTACGAGTTCATGTACGACTCGAAGGTTATTGAAGTCGGTCTCTGTCTGCACGACACGATAGAAGCCGGAGCAAGCCCGGACGGACTCATCGAAGGCACGGAAGGCATTCTGGAAATCAAGTGCCCGCAGCCGCACACGATGGTGAAATACTGGCGAGACTTCTTAAAGAAGGAGAGGATGCCTCAGGAATATCTGGCTCAAGTGCAGGGCCAGCTATGGATCGCTGAAAAAGAGTGGTGCGATTTTCTCTGCTACGCCGAGAACATTAAGCCGCTGCTAGTTCGCGTTAAAAGAGACGAAGAGTTCATCAAGTCGCTCGAAGAGATAGTGACGGATGCAGTCGAGTCAATAAACGAAAATGTAAATCAACTAAAGGGAAAGTAAAAATGAGTGAATACGATAACAATATGCGCGGCGGTCTCTGGAAGCACGAACAGCGTCACGATCAAGACATGGTGCTAAAGGGCGACTGCGAGATCGACGGAAAGACTTACTGGGTGAATGTGTTCCGCAACAAAAGCGACCATGAGAGATCGCCATCGTTCGATCTGAAGTTTAAAGCTAAGGACGCTCCAGTTGAAAAACCGCAACAAAAAAGCGACAATAACGAAACATTCGGGGACGATATACCGTTCTAGCATGAAAAAAGCCCGGTGCAGAAGCTAATAACTGCACCGGGCAATACTCTTACTTCGGGGAAAGTACAAATGAGCCAGAACACTATGTCACAAAAGGTCGATTTCGGCAAAGCGATCCGGGCAGCGCAAGCCAGCTCGCACACGCGAATCTCTGACATTGCAAAAGAGATCGGAGTCGCTCCGCAGCAAGTCTCTCGCTGGCAGAAAAGCGAAGACATAAAATTGTCCCGGGCCGTCGAAATTGCCGCAGTCTTTAAGATGAGTCTCGCCGACTTCTTGGATCTGTACCATGAATGATCTGATGCAGCTCTCGCGCAATCGCTGGCAAGAGATTCTCGGAAGGCTCGGCATCGATCAAGCGCTGCTAAACGGTAAGCACGCGCCCTGCCCAATGTGCGGCGGGAAGGATCGATTCAGATTCACCAATCACAATGGCGACGGCAAATACTTTTGCAATCAGTGCGGCAACGGCTCCGGCTGGGATCTAGCGGCAGAGATTACCGGGATGAGCAAATCAGCGGTCGCGCAGGAGATCAAAGAGATGGTCGGCGACATAAAGCCGAGCAAGCCAGTCGAACCAGATCTCGCCAAGAATAAAGCACGGCTCGAATCTATCCGTCGCGGTCTCGATTACGAATCACAGATAAACGCTAAGACTCTCTATCTGCGAAATCGCGGTCTGGCGAACTGCAAGAAGATCGGATTCCATCCCGGTCTCGAATACTGGGACGGCGGCAAGTCTCTCGGTAAGCATCCGGCGATGGTGTGTGTTTTTTCTGACAGAAACGGACTTCCGGCGACGATGCACGTCACATATTTGACAGCGAACGGGCAGAAAGCTCTGGTTCCGTCTGCGAAGAAAATCATGCCGCCATGCAGACCGACAACTGGCGGCGCGATACGTCTCACGAACATTTATGCCGAGATGGGAATCGCTGAAGGCGTCGAGACAGCTCTGGCGGTCATGCACAAGTTCAAGATTCCGTGCTGGGCCGCTGCGACCGCTGGAATGCTAGAGAAGTTCGAGCCGCCGAGCCAAGTGGCAACGCTGCACATATTCGCAGACGCAGATAGATCGTTTACCGGGCAAGCAGTTGCATTCAATTTGGCAAAACGCTTGCATCGAGACATAGACTGCCGGGTTCATATTCCCGGGCAGATTGGGACAGATTACGCGGATCAGATGGGAGACTGATATGGAAGGCTGGACGGTTAAAGATAAGAAATCAAAAGAGCTATTCGTTGCGCACATCGAAGAGCTATTCGAGAAGCACGGGCACATTGCTATTCAGTACAGCACCGCAAAGCCGCGAACGATGGCGCAGAACAGCGCGCTCCATCTCTGGCTCGGGCAGGTCGCGCAGACGCTAAACGATGCTGGGCTGGACATGAAAAAGACGCTGAAGCCGAATGTCGACATCCCGTGGACGGTAAACTCGGCAAAGGATCATCTCTGGCGACCAATTCAGCGGATAATGGTCGGGGAAGAGTCTACCAAAGACCCGGAGCGCGGCCAATATAGCAAGATTTACGAAACAATCTCTCGCCATCTGGCGCAAAC